CTTATGTGTGGGGAATAAAAAAGCAAATGATTTATTTCTGAATCTCCGATTTTAGAGCTACCTTTGCAGTTGAAGAGTTCTTTGAAGGTTACGCAACGCACAGAAGAATAATGCAATAGATAACTAACTAAATCGTAACCTATTACTACATTGAGCAGGTAACGACCGCTCATTTCCAATCACTTAGAACTATTTTGTAACTTCCTGTTACAAAATTATTCTTTTTATGCGTAACTGTCAGATTAAGTCTTGACTAATTCAATACATCGGCCGGCCGGATTGCCGGCCGATGGTGTCTTTCCCCGACGTCGAAACGCGTATTTAAAAAAAATGTAGCATCTTTTTTACATGAACTATCTACAATATCGCCTACTGATTAGAACACTCTGATACGGATAATATTATTTGCGATATCTTTTCCAAATAGATTTATAATGACTTTGATAGCATCCAAATCGCCATCCCATGAATACATGCACTCATGATTGTTATATTCGTAAAAATAAACTTTCTGCGGATCGCATTCTTCTGCAATCATCTTGTCACGTTCGTCATAATAATTCATGAATCCGCATATTCCCTCTTTCGTGCCATACAGTCCGGAACCATAGCTATATATCTCTTCGGCACTTTTAATCTTTCCTCCTTGCAATAAAGCGTTTACGTGTATATTGAAACTCTCACGAGAGAAGGCGAAAAAGACATTGTATTTTTCCGTATCCGGATGTTGATTCGAGAGAGACTTATATCGTGCGATCGTCTTGGCGTCTTTCATAATGACAGAACCCTCGGATTTATCCCAATCGATGTAATAATGCAATGTGCCTTGTGTGGTGGCAACCTCTTTGATTTCTTCCATGTCTGTAAATTATTATCATATTAATATACCTCGTGAATACATTTCCGTTTGTTTGCCTCATAGTACTCGATTCTCCGCGTGAGGCGCTCTTGCCGGGCGGCGGCGGTATCATACCCGCAGGCGTCGAGAAGTGCCAGCAGGAAGCGGCGCAGGTGATAACGGAAGGTGCCGCAGATAATGTTGAAAGTCTTTTTCATAATCGTTTGTTGTTGCTATTATTGTTGGTATCTTGCCGAGGAACCGGGGGCGGGGCTTGCGCCCCGGTTCCCCGCCTGCCGCCCGCTTTATGCGAACGATAACAGGTTTGCCTTCTTGAAGCTCCGGAACTCCTGCCGTTCGGTGTCGTAGTAGGTTTGCAGGGTGTCGGATGGCTTGCGTCCGGTTCCCTTAGTCTGTGGCATTACGCTTTCCTGCAGAATGCCGTAGGCCTCGCGGGTGGTCCCGGCCACCTTGCGGAAGTAGAATTTAACGATGCGCGTTTGCATGGCCGTGTGGAGCTTGATATTTGCCCATGCGGTTTTTAGCGCCTCTGACAGGGTGAAGCCGTTGCGCTTTACGAATTGCCAAGCAAGGGTAAAGACTTTTACGAGGATGGTTTTTCTTGTCGTGCTCATAATGTGATTTTGTTTGATAGTTTGTTGTTTTAGTTGTTACTTAATTTTTACACTGCAAATATAGCGTAAACTAAATAATTGATCAAATAAAATACCATAAAAATTTAGTTATTTCATTATTTTATTTCATTTTCTTTCGTTTTGGCGAAAAATAGCCTTATATTTGCATCGAATATTAATTTAAGTTTTATCTAAATGTTACGTGTAAAAGAACTTCTTAAAGAAAAGGGAATGACCGCAAAAGAATTGGCAGCAAGAATAGGGATTACAGAAGGTGCATTATCTCAGCAACTGAAAGAGGGTGCCAACCCATCGTTACAAACACTTGCGAAAATTGCCACCGCCTTAGGCGTCCCCGTCTCGTCTCTCTTCGAGCAACCCCGCGCCGGTGTTATCACCTGTCCCAAGTGCGGGCAACAAATCACCATCAAAGCGGAGTGAAGCAGGGGCGGGCGATGTGCCGCCCCTTTCTTGTGTTCCCAACTCATGCGGCGGCCCTTGTGATTATTGCATTAACACGTTGTTCGGCTTCCTCCATGGTGGCAAGTCGTTGCGGTGCGTCGGGGTAGGGGGTGAAGCTGCGTAACGTTTGGTTATATTTGAAGGTTGCTACCCACAGGGCGCGGAGGGCTTCGCGGGCGTTGTCCTCTAATTGGTTGGTAACCTCAACGAAATGGCGCATGTTCTTTTCGGCGCGGGTCTTTGCTTCCTTATATCCGTAGTCCTCCATCATGTAAAACCAATCTTGCGATTTTAGAATTGATAGGGCGGCGGCTATTGTCTTGTTCATTGTTGCAGTGTTCACAACTTATAGCGTTTAATTGTTGTTTGATTTCGATGGTACAAAGGTATAATATTTAGTATACTTGTCAAAATAATAAGTATAAAAATATTATATCATTAACAATATTTAGTATATTAAATATTATACCTTTTATAAATGGTCTATATATTTGCATCATAAACACAGAGATTATGAGAATCAAAGAACTGCTTAAAGAAAAAAGAGTTACACAACAAGAATTAGCCGAAATGTTAGGCGTGTCTTATCAATCAATCAAACAGACATTAAACGCGCCATCAGTTACAACGGCGACCCTTGAAAAAATCGCCACCGCCTTAGGGGTTCCAGTATGGCAACTTTTCGTGTCCCGCGAAGAGGTAAACGGGCAAGAGTTAACTGCGCTTGTAGAGCATTGCGGTTGCATGTACAAGGCTTGCACGGTGGCGGAGCTGGAAGATATTGTAAGGGATATAAAGGCGGCCATAGTTGAGGAAATCGCCGCCGGTCATAACAGCTAATAAAGTTAATCAATAAGAGCATGAAAACGAAAAATATAGATGCACAAAGCATTGTTAAGGCACGCGCATTGTTTGAGAATGGGGACATTGACACAATAGAGGTCGGTACGGTGAAGGGGTTATGTGACATTCACAAACGGCTTTTCGAGGGGCTTTATGACTTTGCGGGTGAAATCCGGAGGTTAAACATTTCAAAGGGCGGGTTCCGGTTTGCTAATTGCCTTTATCTTGATGCTATATTGCCACTTATCGAGAATATGCCAGAAACAACGTTTGAGGAAATAATTGCAAAGTATGTGGAAATGAATATTGCTCACCCATTTATGGAGGGGAACGGGCGGGCAACACGCATTTGGCTTGATATGATGCTAAAACGTGGTCTTAAAAAGGTTGTGGATTGGAGATTCATAGACAAAAGTTTGTATTTGCAAGCCATGGAACGCAGCCCGATAAATGATTTGGAGTTACGCACCCTGATTTACGGAGCACTGACTAACCGCGTTAAGGATAGGGAAGTGATATTTAAAGGCATTACGCAGTCTTATTATTATGAGGGTTACGAGGAATAACCCCGCAATGAGAACGGTAAACCTATTCTATTTGAAATATTTCGGGTAAAAGACTATCAAGCAGGAGACGAGGCAATGAAGCGGGGCTGGGTTGAGGTATCTTGCTCCAGTTATTATAATAAGTAATATGCAAAATTTTCACTTGTCCGCGTCGGAGCGTGCAGGCCTTGGTCCTTTCTCTATCTTGATATATTGCGACGGGATAGAAGTTGCTTTGTCCTAATACTTCAACGGTACCACGCCCGCCCAAATTCAGAGTAATTACTCATGTTGCAAACCAAATCGCGGCTACCTGTCACAGGCGGCCGCGATTGGTCTTGTTTACACATATTAAAACAGTCAAGTAAAAACCTAAGTTTATATTAATCCTTATTCCGTTTGCATGCAAAGATAGCGACAAAGCACAAGACTGCCAACAATGGAGCGGGTTATTTTCGCAGACATGCCCAATTTTAAGACATTTGCCCCGGAGATGTGGAATACAAAGCGGCCGCGGCTATCCTACACGGGCGGACACGGCCTGATTCCTTAACATGGAACAATCAAAACGAATCATTTCGCCTGCAAATATAAAGCATTCGAGGTACACCGGCAAAGGTTCGGAAGTGTGCCAGTTATTTTTGTTTCCAAGTGTAGACGGTCTGAGACAAGCTGACGGCCGATTCTGATGGGTGCCCGGGTTGCCGGTGTCTCCAGCCTTGGATTATGTGTCGTTTAGAGCCTTTACGTGTCTCCGGTATTGATGAGATATAAGGCGGGAATGGTCGTAACATATAGGGTAGTAGCGGCACGTTGTTTTCAGTACCAAAAATGGCACTGAAACAGCAATAGTATAAAAAGAAACGACTTATTCAAGCAGTGTAAAAGTCAAAATTAGTCGAAAACCACGTACAACTTGTCGGAATTTCCGACAATAGTTCACATAGAAATAAAAGAAAGACGGCAAAACTTTACCGTCTTTCCCCACACTCCGAGACCGGGAGCGATTTGCGTCAAAGCCCAAAGAGAGGTAGGCAGTCTCATGTCAAAATAACAAACTATAGTCAAATTTTGTCCGCACATGCATTAATTCTATCAGCCAAATGACGGAGAGCATCCCTCATTTTGACAGCTTCCTCCGGTGAAAAACCGCCAACACCTCCATTGCCATCAATGCCATTCATCTTGTGATAAAGCCACGACGAAGATTTTCCAAAATATTTTCGGGCGATTTCTCTCCATGATATGGAAACAAGAATATCGTCCACCTTCGTTTTCATATCTGATATGATAACGGGATTCTGAGATAAAAATTCTATTCTTTCCATTGTTTTTCAAATTATCCTCCCCTTTATTAAGTGGAGGTGATTTTAACTATCTTCCGGCAAGTCTGTCAACTCATCAAACAATCCTTGTGCAAAATAAAGAAGTTGTTGATAACCGTGCGGAAATGCACTTCTTAGATTTCGAATCGCTTCGATGAGTTCCTTTTCTTTTTCGGAAAGCTCAATTTTAAATTTGCGTTCTGCTTTCATACTCTCTTATTTTTTGACATTGCAAAGATAATACGAATTTTCGTATTAAACAAACAAATCGGCAATTAATTCTTGTACTTATCTATATTTACTACGAATTTTAATAGTAATTGATAACCAAGAATAGCAACTCTAATCACACCTTTTCCACCCTCTTCCCCATCCTGCCGATGATATTATAGACCGTCCTTTCTGTCATCTTCTTTTCTCCGGCAATGCAAGAGATGATATAACTCACCTTGAATCCCTTTTTCCGCATCGATTCATATCTCTCGTATATATCAAAATATGCAATATCCCCGGCGGAGATATTATTACGGAGCATGAAAGTTATAAAACTAAGGTTCAATTTCAATATTTCATAGCGTGTCATAATATCATCAATAGTTGTCTATGTTTTCAATCAGTCTTACGCGCTCTTGCGCCTCTGTCACCTCCACGACGCTGACCACCGGATGAACGTCGACAAGGGCGGTCTTTATCCCTTGCACCATCCCGGCATCGCGCATCTGCTGGAATTGCTGTGTCCGAGAAACGGGAACGGGGATTTTGAAACCGTTGATGGCCTCGAGAAGTGGCTCAAACAGTTTCGTCGATTGTGCGTTAATCACATATTCCCCGTTGCTAAGCTGCGCCGGTATGCTGTCGCTGGTTCCCGTACCCGCGCCGCGTACCTTGCCGCCCTTGGCGAATTTGGCGGACTTCACCGTTGAAATGGCGGAAGCTATATTGGACAATATCGTGGCCACTGTCACAGCCACCGCTGCGATATTGGCAGGGAAAGGGACGCTTTGCGCCTGTGCCACACCGGCGGCCAACGCTTTGCCCGTATTGATGGCGATTTCGGCAAGTGCAAGCACTTTGGACATCTTGGCGAATGCCTTGCTGTGTTCGCCCATGGCATCGATGGCCGATGTGATACTATCGTATGCATGTTGCTTCATCGCCGCTTCTGCCTCCGTAATCTGCAAGCTCTTTTCGGAAATGGATTGTTCCGCAGCCGCACGGCGTGCGTTATATGCCTCCAGCGTCTCGCCCTCTTCCCGCTTCATGTTGGCAAACATTTCCATCTCTTGGCTCAACGAGGTTCGTAAATTTGCGATATTGTCTACGGACTGTTGCAGTTGTAACTGTTCCTCCGTGGCTCCTTTTTCGACCAGCATTTGCATTTGCTCGTTTTGCGCCGTCTTCTGCAATGCCATTTGTTCGGCCATGCGGTTCTTGATGGCTTCCATCTGCTCCATGGTGATCTTGTCCTGCTTTTCTTTTACGAGCTTGGCGCCCTCGATAAGATACTTTCCCCTGATAAGATTCTTCCGGCGCTCCAGATCCTCGACGTTGGAGATTTCCTTTTCCGCGGCGGCTATCTCTGCATCCATGTTGGCCTGCAACTGCTCTTTCTTCAACCGATATTCCTCTTCCGTACCCTCCTTGACTGCGGCCAGCATTAAATCTATTTCCTGTTGACGTTGTGCGATACGTTCCGCACTGATTTCCACGTCAAGTTGGCTCAGCTCTTCTGCCTGCTGCCTTTCCTTCGCCTCAATGGTTTTCAGTATGGCATCGCGTGCGGCGGCCGTCAGGTTCTTTTCGGTCTCTAACCGGCGGCGCAAATCTTCTATCTCTCGGCTATATGTAAGTTCTATCTGCTTGCGGCGTTGTTCGGCCGAATCCTTGACCAGCTTCAACATCTCATCTTCCCACTGTCGGATA